CGACGCACTCCTCTTCTACCGCTTCAAAACGGACACTGCGGAGCGGGCGGATGGCAACACGAATCGCGGCGTTTCCAAGGGGCGGGAGATCGCCACTTCTCGCGCCGCCGCCTTCGATGCGAAGAACCGGCACAACCTCCCCGACCGCATCGCCATCATCGAGAATGATGCGCATCCCGCCTCCGGTCTCAAGGCGATCTTCGACATGGACACGGTCGCCCCCGCTGCGGTCGCGCCGGTCATCACGAAGGGCAAGGCGAGCAAGGCCATTGCTGCGGAACCCGCACCCGAGGCGAACGATGACGACGACATCCCCGGTCTGCCGAAGTCGGCGAGTGAGGACGACAAACTCGCCGCCCTCATCGAGGATGCCGGTGGTCAGGATGCCCTGGACAACTTCATCGCCGCCAAGAGCATCATCTGGGATGATGTGATGAAGAAGAAGGCACTGAAGAACCCGTCTGGGTTCATCGCGGCAGTGCGGGGGGTGGCAGCATGAGAGACACCCTCGTATTCGACATCGAGACTTGGCCCGAGACCGACGAGGTGCTCGGGAGGTTCGCCGACCCCACGCCGGAGAAGGTGGCATTCGATCCCTCCACCGTGAAGGTGGGCAACCTCAAGGACGCGGACAAGATCGCCGCGAAAATCGAGGAGTGCCGAATCGCTCACGAGGCGGAGCAGGAGGAGAAGTGCGATCCGTCGAAGGCGCTGAACAAGGTGAAGGAGAAGGCGTGCCTCAAGGGGCACCTCGGTCGCCTCTACGCGTTCGGTGCCCGCGACGATGGATTCGTCCACGAGTTCGGACAGGTGCCCGCACCGACGCCGGATCAGGAGCGCGTCCTCCTCGAACGTCTCCTCGGCATCATGGGCAACCACATTTCGAATGTGGGACCGAGCGCGAAGATCGCCGGGTGGAACTCGGAGGGATTCGACATCCCATTCATCTGCCAGCGAGCGATCCTCCTCGGCGTGCGGATCCCGTTCGCCGTGCGGACCCCCATCTACTACACCGAGTGGTCGGTCGACCTGATGACCAAGTGGTCGATGGGTCGCGACTACGTCGGACTCGGCACCGTGGCGAAGGCCATGGGCATTGGCGGCAAGCAGGATCTCGGCGGAAAACTGCCATGGGAGATCTGCGTCACATCCCCCACGAGGGCGATGGAATATCTCAAGCGAGACATCGAACTCACATGGGAAGTCGGCTCTCGCATTCTCTCCTCACTTTGACCTTGCAATGCGCATTGTGTGCGTATTCTAAATATCCCAACCAAACCAAACCAACAAAACATATGGCTAGCTACACCTCTGGAACCCCCACCACCCACACTCCGCCCGTCAAGGACGGTGACTACCGCATCGCCGTCGTGAACGCGACCGAGAAGACCTCCAAGGCCGGAAACCCGATGATCGAACTCAAGCACGAGATCCTCGGTCCCGTCGGCGGATCGGACTTCCCTGAAGGGGGTCGCCCGAAGGTCTTCGACAACCTGGTCTTCACCGCCAACGCGGCATGGAAGATCGACGCCTTCCGCGCCGCCATCGGCGAGGACGTGACCGAGGGCGAAGAGGTGGACGTTGATGCGGACGCGCTCATCGGAGCCACGCTCACCGCCCGCATCGTCCTCGGGAAGAACGACAAGGGTGCCGACCGCAATGAAATCGGTGCCTACATCATCGCCGACGAAAAGGGTCCGTTCTGATTCCGTTCCGCACAAAACGCGCGAACGGAGAACGCGATAAACCAACCGTGACACGCCGGAGAGACGGCGCTTTTTCTATATGATCTCACTAGACACCCCGCCACCAGTTCGCCCACGACTTGCAATTTCCTTCTCTGGGGGGCGATCCTCTGCGGTGATGCTCCACGAGTGCTTGCGGAAATACGCTGACACCCACGACATCCGCATCACATTCGCCAACACGGGATGCGAGCACGAAGATACGCTTCGCTTTGTTGATGCGGTTGACCGTAACTTCTGCCGACCCAAAGGTTATGAGGTGATTTGGATCGAGTCGGTGATTCGCGGTGAGGGGCAAGGTCCGCAAGCGAAAGTCGTCACTTACGAGACGGCATCAAGGAACGGCGAACCCTACGAGGCGGCGATTCAAAAGCACGGACTGTTTTGCAAGACGCACCCGAACTGCACCGCAAGGCTTAAAGTTGAACCGATGCTTTGGTTCTTGAAGAGTGGAAAAGATCCAGGATGGAGACCGGGCAGTTACGACACCGCAATCGGTATCCGTTACGACGAACGGATTCGCATGAGCGCGATTGCGGACAAGAAGCGGTGGGTCTATCCTCTTGTAGATGAGAAGTGGACGAAGGAGGGGGTAAACCTCTTCATGCGACAATTCGACTGGGATCTGAATCTTCCGAGTGACGCCTACGGGAATTGCACCTGGTGCTTCAAGAAGAGTCAGCGCAAACTGATGACCGTGGCGAAGGTCAATCCCGAAGTATTCGACTTTCCAGACCGCATGGAAAAGAAATACGGGCACATCTTTAAGGGGAAGGCACAGGAGCAGAATCGCACTTTCTTTCGCCTTCGTCAGTCTGCGCAAGACATTGTTAGGGCGGCGTTTACGCAAACTTTCGAACCCTACGAGGACGACAAGTTCGACCAACGTGACCTCTTTGATGAGTTCTTGGATGCCGGAACAAGTTGCTCCGAGAGTTGTGAGATTGGCACTGATGAGGCGGACCGAAACTATGAAAATGACAACTAGCAATACGCATATAGTCCGCATCTACATCTCCGGCCCCGTTCCGGTGATCGAACAAATCTGCCGACAAGATTGTATGGAGAACCCCATGTGCGTGACCGTCGATCCAACCAAATTTATCTACACGGGCGGCGAGGAGACGGGAGCGGTCATCGGCCTACTGAACTACCCGAGATTTCCAAGTAGCAAAGAGGCGATCAACGCTCGCGCAAGATTGCTCGCCATTAAACTCCTCGAAGGAACCCACCAGCGAAACGCTCTCATTGTCAGTAGCGAAACAACAGAACTAGTCAGTCAATTCTAAACACCATGATCGAAATCCTTAATCAACTCGTCGGCCTCGAAATCCACCGCACTGCCGGAACGCATCAAGTCCTCGCCTCCATTCCGTCGAGGGATGCCCGGTTCGGCAAACGCTACGGACAGGGCGAGACGGATGCGCACGCCGTGGCTGACCTCATCCTCAACCTCATCCGATGACCATGGAACAAAAAGACCCAACCATGAGTCCATCTACCGAGGATCAAGAGGCTAAAGACAACAAAGCGAGCCAATCCACTAGGCAGGTCCACATCCGCGAAGTCGTATCGGTCGAGTGGGAACCGTGGACTGTCGAAATGGTCAGGAATCACCAAAACTTTCAAGAAACTGTCGATGCCCACAACGCAGAGATGGAAAGGGTCACGAAATGACTACATCAGACGAAATCCCGCGCGACCCCATGGATTGGAGCGACGAGCACATGCTCCAGTTGATCCTCCATCGCCTTGCGGTCGAGGAGGGCAGATTGCCATTGGCGGCATACTTCGGGGCGTCGTTCGTGGGGGGATTCAATGAGTCCTCCTGTGCCGTCTATGATGTGGACGACCATTGCATCGACGCGTCGGGCGCGGCGATACCGGGAATCGTGATCTCGATGACCGACGAAGCGCTCCGTTGGTTCCGCACCCGTGAGGGATTGTCGGCGATTGAGCGCATGGTCGCCCTCATGGAGAAACCAATCTACGTCGAGAATTGGGACAGGGAGATTGTATGAATCTACGCCCCTATCAGACCGAGTTCCTCGACGCAGTCCAGCACTGCTTCGACGAGGGTAACCGGCGCATCCTTGGGGTCGCGGCGACCGGCGCGGGGAAGACCATCCTCGCCGCCGAACTCATGCGTCGCGAGCAGGGGAATTGCCTGTTCCTCGCCGATGCGAAGGAGTTGATCAACCAGAATGCCGACAAATACTTTACCCACACTGGAGAGCGTGCCGGGGTGGAGATGGGGGCGCAGACCTCGCGCATCGGCGTGGACCGTGTGGTGGTCGCCACATCGCAATCCCTCCATCGGCGGCTTCAGAAGTTTGAGGAGGATCACTTCAACCTCGTCATCGTCGATGAGGCACACCGCAACTCTCTGGGTGATGCACCGCAGAAGATCTTCAATCACTTCTCCTATGCGAAAGTGTTGGGCATCACCGCCACCCCCTTCCGCAGTGACCGAAAGGAACTCGGCAACTTCTATGAGAAGATCGCCATCGACGTCGGTCTCGACCGACTGATCCGTGAAGGCTACCTCTCCCGCATCCAAATCAAGAGCTTCCCCATGTCGGTGGATCTTCGTGAGGTGAAGATGTCCGGTGGCGACTACTCGACGAGCGACCTCGGCGCGGTGATCGAACCCATTCTCCAGGAGGCGGCGAACCAACTCGTCACCCACGCCGCCGACCGAAAGAAGATCGTCATCTTCCTGCCGCTCGTGAAGACCAGCATCCGCATGGCGAGAATCCTAAACGACATGGGGATAAAAGCTGTGCATGTCTCGGGCGAGGACCGGGAGTCACTGCGGGAGTTCACCCATGGAGACGCTCGGGTCATCTGCAACGCTCAGTTGCTTACGACCGGATGGGATTGTCCGCATGTCGATTGTGTGCTGGTGCTGCGCCCTACCAAGTCCCTAAGTCTGTATTCCCAGATGGTCGGTCGAGGAACCCGCATCCATCCTGACAAAGACAAACTCCTTCTGCTTGACCCGCTCTTCCTGACCGACGATCACCGGCTCATCACCCCTGCGCGGCTCGTGGCTCGCGACGAGGAGCAAGCGAAGGCGATGATGGAGAAGATCGCCGAGGATGGCGGCGGCGACCTGCTCGGCGTCGAGGTGGACATCGAGGAAAAGCGCGCCGACGCACTGCGGGCGCGCATGGAGGCGAAGCAGAAAAAGAAGGGGCGCGTCGTCGATGCCATCGAGTTCGCCATGTCCTGCGGTGATATGGAGACTGCGGAGTTCCAGCCGGAGTTCGGATGGGAGGCGAACCCGCCCTCGCCCAAGCAACTGGATGCGCTCACCCGTGCGGGATTCGACACCGACGAGATCACCACCAGGGGACAGGCATCGAAGGTTCTCGACCTCCTCTTCCTGCGTCGGCAGAAGGGTCTCGCCACACCGAAGCAACTCAAGCTGATGAAGCAGCACGGACACCCGGCTCCGGCGGAGGCGACGTTTGATGCGGCGAGCAAGTGGATCGATGCCAAGTTCGCGAGCTTCAGCGCGGGCCGAGGACAAGCGCAAGCGCTCCCCACGTCGCTCCTGATCCGCCTCCGCGCGGCGGGACTGAAAGCGAAGGACTACGCGACGAAGGACTCCGCCGAGGCCGCACTTCGAGAAATCGGTGCCGCCGCTTAATTTCCTTGCGAGTGCGCATTGCGTGCGTATGGTGGAGGGATGGAAAACCCATCTAACCGACGACACGAGCAGGGTTCAATCGCGAACCGGAACCACCACGCCACGGGGCGGGAAGCAACCTTCGGCGGGAAGCACTTCTTCCCCACGTCCTCACCCGCTCCGCTCTGCGGAATCCACAAGTGCATCGGGTCGCGGATGCCCAAGCGAATCGCGAAGAAGATTGCTGACCTCCTGCGCGTCCAGATCGCCAAGGGAGAGAAGGACATCAAAGCGCCGACGTGCTTCGTGGTCAAGCCGACGCTGGCGAAGGTGACGGTGACCGATCAAGGCGTGAGCACGTCGCGGCTCGTTCCCGTCGCTCTCCACCGAGGAGTTTACGTGAATACGCGGCATCAAGCCGACTACATCGCCCCGAAGAAAACCAGACGGGAGGTGACCGGTGAGTGATCTACCCGCCTCCAAACGCATGTCCTTCCCCGGCGCATCCGTGGCGAAGGCAGTGCGGAAACTCGGGAGCGGTTCCAAGCAGGGGCAACTCCTCATCAGTCATTCAAAGGGGACGATGGTGATGAAGCTCGATATCACCCACCTCAATGAAGACTTCCTCTTCTCCCTCGGGAACCTCGACATGGTCGATGTCGAAGTGACGATCCGAAAGGTGGGGGCGAGGGAGATTTCGCAACCTCACCTTCCTCGCAGAGCATAATTCTAACAAAACCATATCACATGCCAACTGACACGAAAAGAAAGCCAATCTCCGAGATGATCGTCTTCGAGGAGGGTGTGGATGTCATCAATGACGAGCACATCCTGCTAGGGACCGTCACGATCACTCATCGCATCAAAACGGACAGCACCACCCTTGATCATGCCTCCGCCGAGGATGTCCGCCGGATGAAGGCGGAGGCGAAGCGCCGCATCCGCAACGCCATCGACGATAAACTGTTTGGCGATGCGCGGCTCGTGCTCATGGTTTTGCAGGATTGCGTCGAGCGGCGCACTAATCTCGATGCACAAGGAGTGACGCCAGGTGATCCGCTCCGCGCAGTGCAGATCAAGAACATCGACCGTCTCTTTGAGGAATTGAAGGAGGAACTGAACTGATGCCCTCCTATCGATCTTCAGGACTTCAAGACCGGGACTCTGGTCTTCCGCTCTCCGTTGAAAACTACCTGCGCTCGGGCGCGGCAGAAGGCGGGCGCAACCATGCCGTCTTCGGTGCCGCCGCTCAACTCCGAGACGCGGGGATGTCGCAGGGGGATGCGGTGAGCACCCTCCTCCCCCGAGCGACTCAGGACGGTCTCTCCGCATCGGAGGCGACCGGCACCATCGAGTCCGCCTTCCGAGGGCAGAAACGGGAAGCGCCGGTCGGCAAGAGCGGACCATGGACGGGCGGCACCGCACCGGGTGCGCTTCCAGAGCGTCCAGCCAAGGGCATCTACCGCATCAAGCGTCGTGAGCGGGACGACCGGCGCGACGACTCAGGTGGACAACCAGGATCCGCATGGGCGCGGGCGACGAACATGCCCCTGCCGGAGCGCGTCGAGGATGGCTTCGAGGAACTGCTCCGTGCGGCCTTCGAGGAAGGGGAGGGGGTGTGCATCGGCGGCACGTTCATGAATGACGAGGGCGAGCACAAGCCTGACGCCGGGGTGACACTGAGTCGAGAGCAGTGGATCGACCGGGTGCGGCAGAAGGGCGGCGACTTCGCCAAGGTCCACACCTCCAAGAACGGGCACTTCATCCGCATCAATCCGATGAGGATCGCGGCGGATTCGAAGCACGGCGATGCCGACGTGTTGCGATTCCGGCACGTTCTGGTGGAGTTCGACGTGGACTCGACCGGCGCGACGATCAAGAAGGAGCGGCAGTTCGGGGCGATCCTCGCATCGGGTCTGCCGGTGACTGCAATCCTCGACTCCGGCAACAAGTCCATCCATGCATGGGTGCGGGTGGACGCGGCGAATGCCGAGGAATACAAGGAGCGCGCGGCAGAGGTCTACGAGTTGTTCGGTGAGGACATCGACGACGGCAATCACAACCCCTCGCGCTATTCCCGGTGCCCCGACGGGGTTCGCACCGTGGGTGGCGAGCAGGTGCGACAGGCACTCTTGAAGGTGGGGGTGGGGGCGAAGTCTTGGACTGACTGGAAGGTCACAAAAGAGATCGAGAACTCCGGCGAAGAGTGGACCTATGACGACCTCATCAACTACGACGTGGTGAATGACCCGTCAGCCATGATCGGGGAGCGCCGATGGCTTTGCCGTGGATCGAACCTGATTATAGTGGCTCCGTCTGGTGTCGGCAAGTCGTCCATTCAAGCCCAATTCAAACTCGGGTGGGCAACAGGTCGGTCGGACCTCACGTTTGGCGTGAAAGCAGTTCGACCGCTTCGCCAACTCACCATCCAGGCGGAGAACGATCAAGGAGACGTGGCTGAAGTCATTCTCGCCGTGAAACAGGCGCAGAAGTTCACCCACGAGGAGGAAGCGTTCATCCGCGAGAATTGCATCTGGAGGCGCATCTCGAACAAGTCCGGTGATGCTTTCCTCTCGCTCTTGGAGGCTTTCGTTCAGAAGTTCAGACCGGACATTTGCTGGATCGATCCGCTCGTTGCCTACATCGGCGGGGACATCTCTGACGCGGAGGCGGTGGCTCATTTCTGCTACGAGGGGCTTTCGACCATCTCAATCAAGACGGGCGTGATTTTCGCAATCATCCACCACACAGGGAAACCCAAGGACTCCAGATACAAGGCGGAGATGACGGCTACCGACATGGCGTATTCCGGCCTCGGCTCAAGCAACCTGACGAACTGGCCTCGGGAGGTGCTCGTTCTCTCCCGCATCAAGACGGCTGACGAGAACGCGCCACCCACCTTCAGTCTCACTGCCACAAAGAGGCGGACGCGAGCCGGTTTCCGAACAATGCCATCGAACGGAGACCCCGTGGACGTGGTTCCCGCATCCGAGATATTCGTCAGGCACTCGACCGGAGGAGGCATCGGATGGGAGCAATGCCCAGAACCAGACAGACCTAAGCGCGGAAGGCCAAAGGGCGAGAAAGCGGAGAGAGATGCGGGCGGGCCAAAAGGCAAGGCGGGGGCACCATGCTCCCTCTCTGCGGCTCAGAAGCGGGAGATCGTGGAAACCGCTGCCGCTCACGGCGGGAAGATCCCGGCAAACGTGAGGTCCGGTCTCAAGGATAAGTTCAACAAGTCCCCCATCACCATCACTCGATACCTCAAGAGACTTGAGGAGAGCGCGGCACTAATGGCAGGAACGGTTCAGGATGCGCTTGAGGCGGACATTGCCGGGGATTTAGAGGGCGCAGAAAAACCAAAAGCAAGACTGCCATACAAGGAGGAGGAATGAAGGGATTTCAGATAATCAAGTTTGAACGAGACAAGCTCGTGTTCATCCCTCATTTGGGATGGGCATTCAGATGTCTTGACCATCAAAGCGACTACCTGACTCTGATGGGTCTGAGGCACCACCCACTCTCATCGAAGATGGGAACGGTTTCACTGCATCGGTTGGTTCTCTTTGAGCACCTGAAGCGCCCCCATGAGTCGGAGTGCCATTGGTGTGGATTCAATCTTCCGTGGAAGGCATACGACGACTTGGAGTTCAGATTTGGATCACTGATCGTCAATGTCGATCATGTGGACGGGGACACTCAAAACAACGATGTCTCAAATCTCGTGCCGTCATGTTGGTGGTGCAATACGGGGAGGGGATACGCCGAATTCTATCCCGAGGCATGGGAGAAATACCTCGCTGAATTCAAGGACTGCCATCCGAAGTTCAGGGTCTCCGTGAGAGAGATTCTCGAAGAGGAGGGATACGAGAACCCTTACTCGGATGATGGAAAATTTGCACCACACGCATAAGACACTTCCCTATAAGGATAATTGATAAACCTTATACGACACAATCCCATTCAAAATGCTTTTTATTTACTTATCAATTCAGTTCTGAACGCCCCTCCCAACCGTGACACAATCACAATTAATATTAGCGCCCTCTTTCAGAGGGGCGCTAATAATAAATGGGAATGTGTCAAGGATGAGGAAGGGGCCTAAAGATTCTGTCACATTAGACACGACACAATTAATTCTGTCACATTATGAACGACACCCAAGACGACTACCATCTGCGCCAGAAGGCCGAGGACCAGAAATACCGGAAAGCCTACGAGGAGTGGATTGCCTCACTCACGCCCGAGGAGCGCGCCGCCCTCCCTCCCGGCCTGGAAAAGCCGCACATCGATGCGCAGGGGTGCGGATCCCCTGAGCTTGATGAAAGTCGCCTGGTGGGATTGCTGGGATGGGGGGCAGGTGCGGAAGAGGAGGTGGATGAGGGTGGGATTCCCGGTCACCTCGACAACCCCTCCTGCCGGGAATCACTTCAGGACAGTCTGCGAGTGATGATTGCGGAACTTTTTGAAGCGCCCGCGACAAGCCTCGCGGTGGGGATCGCCGGTGTGGCACTTCACGTCGACGGGTGCCGACCCGCGCTTGTTGCAAGGAGGCACAGCAAGAGCGAGTCGTGGGTAAAGGGCGCGGCAAGCAAGATGCGCAACCGGCTCGGCATCACATCGATTGAGGACGAGCTTGCCCTTGCTCGGGTCGTGGGGGAATTGGCCGGGACCGCAAACACTCGCCTGAGCCTTGAGGTGCTCGCACTGGTCTCGGGCATCTGCTACGGAGGCATGAGCCAGACTGCTATCGCGGAGCGCTACAACGTCACGAGAGCGGCAGTGTCGAAGCGGTGCGTCGAACTCACCGAAAAACTCGGACTGCCGCCGTCGAGGGCAATGAAGTCGGAGTCGAGTCGAGCGGTCTTCAGCGGCGCGCAGAAAGAAGCGTGGGGGAGGGGTCGCCCGACCGATTGGGATTTGCTGTGATTTAAAAAAGCGAAAAAAAGGACTTGAACAATGCGCATAAGGGGCGTATGAATGGCGCATGAAGAAAGAACCCCGCCCGGTAATCATTGAAGTCGCCCCCGAGGTGCACGCCATCCTCGTGCGGTATGCTGACCGGAAGGCCGGACAACGTCATCTCGCCGCCGGGTTCGACTGCCGAGACCACACTGTGGAAACCGTCACTGCGTGGGTGGAGGCAAACCCCAAGATTCGACTCATCGCAGAAAATAATTGAAATACTCGATTGACGTGTGCGCATATAACGCGGATCAAGAGCGCATGAAGCAGATCACCACCAAGCAACTTCAATCTCTCGCCCTCGCCGACAAGGCGGAGGTGAAGAGGTGGACTGAATACTCGATCACCGATTGGATTGCGGCGAACGCGCAGCACATCGGATGGATCGAGACCGGCAGGGCAGACAAGACTCTGTTCGGAGAATGGCCGAAGGGATGGAAGGCGGAGATGAAGCGCGCCTCCGCCGAGAAGGCTCGCCTCGACCTCATCGAGAAATTCAAGAGGCAGCACATCCTCGAAATGGACGGTGCCCTCTGGCTCAACAATTGGGAACTCATCAACGAACTAAAATGAACATCGCACTCTCTCTCTCATCGGGTCGATTCATCCGCGCCCGAGTCATCTCCCGTGCGGAGATCGAGGACGGCATCACTGTCTGCGCCATTCGTAGCGTCTACGGCACCGGCGCATTCTCCGCCATCCACGAGCAGACCGGCGCGACCGTGTGCCAAGGCGACAGGGCGAAGGGTGTGATCAGCAAGGCCCGCGACCTTATCCTCCACCGCAAGGGCGCGTTCCTCGCCTCCGTGGCGAACATGCCGCCAGCACCGCCGGTCGATGATGCATCGGTCTCGGACGAATAATTTCGAATTTTCATTTGACATGCGTATTTGATGCGCATGGTGTAGGTATGGCACAATTGGCACATATTGGAGGAAAACTCGCAGGCATAACGATCAACCCGCACGGGGCGGTAGTTGAGGGAATTCCGCTTGAACACACTTTCGAGGAAGCAATGAGGCAGATCTCGATGGCCGAGCGCACCTGCAAGTTTGCCCTTGGCGATCTGCTGGTTTCGGCATCTGCTCACTACGGCGAAAAATACTCTCGTTGGGCGGAGATAACCGGTTTTGAGATCCAGAGCCTCCGCGACATCGCATCGACGTGTAACCGGGTGCCGTTGGAGCGGCGGCGCGTCGAAGCACTGAGCTTCAGCCACCACCGCGAAGTGGCGGCGCTACCGGCACCCGATCAGGTGAAGTGGCTACACGCCGCAGAGGAGCGCGACATCGGCTCGGCTCGACTGCGGAAATCAATCCAGCTTGGGCGTGTGGCGACGGCGGTGGATATGGGCAGGGGGAAGGCACCCACGGGCGGAGTGGAGAAGGCTGATGGTGATGTCGGATATTCTAACATCCATCCCCATGTGAATCGCTTGGTGACTTATCTATCCCAAAAGGAAAGGGCCGGGGACTACGAGGATCTCACGGTCGAGGAACTCTACCGCTTTCACTTGGACATTCTCCCGGCGGTGAACCGATTCGGAAAGCTGTTAGCCCGCATCCGCGAGCGAAAAGACGCCGGTGTGAACGCCATGCTGGAGCGCGACCTAAACGCCATCGGTCTTCAATTGCTTAACTGATGAGCGCACCCGTCACAGAAAGGAGGAAGCCAGGAGACCATCACCCGACTGATTCGGGGAAGGTGTTTCTTTGTTATCAATCGCTGTGCAATGGAGGGGGTGAGCGGTGGGGCACAGCGGAGCAACTGGAAGAAAGGCGAAGGAAAGAGCGAGAGAGAGCGGCTCGGGCACGCGCCGAAAATCCAGAAAAGGCGAGAGAGAGTCTAGTGCGATGGAGGGCAGCAAATCCCGAGAAAGACAGGATTCACGCCGCTCGGCGGAGGGCGGATCAGCCAGAAAAGGTGAAAGAGTGCATCAAGCGATGGAGGGCGGCGAACCCAGAGGCGCGTCGAGCGATAGACGCTCGGTGGCGCGCCGCGAATCCAGAAAAGGTGCGAGCGCGGTTTGCTCGACGCAGGGCCGCAAAACTCAACGCGACCCACCCAGATCACTCTCTGGCTATCGAGACCGTCCTATTGCAAAGTGCCGCACGCCTTCGCGGGTGCCTCGGGATCGACTTTCACCTCGATCATATAGTCCCTCTAAGTCGCGGAGGAAAGCATCACCATGCCAACCTCAGGGTCTTACCTGCGTCAGTGAATTTATCTAAGCACAACAGGCTCGATTCCGAACTCACGGATCAACTTCAAGGCGCGATGAAAGCGTGGTCCCCTTTCCTCAATTAATGAACAAAGAAATCCTCATCGTAGCGGATCAGATTGAGCGCATTGCCGTCGATGATCTGAAGACCAACAAGAACCGCATCAAGATCCATTCCTCGGACCAGATTGCGAAGCTCGCTGGACTAATCATTGAGTTCGGTTTCACCGTGCCCTTGCTCGTGGGGGCGGACAACGAAATCATCGCGGGGAGAGGGAGATGGCTCGCGGCGAAGTCCCTCGGAATGCCGGTGGTTCCGTGCGTGCGCACAACTCACCTGAACGATCACCAAATCCGCGCCCTCATCCTGAGTGACAACCGCGTGGCCGAAGATTCAGTCTGGGACATGCCGGAACTGAAGATCGAACTCGGCGCTCTCCGTGAGTTCGATGAAGCCCTTCTCGGCCTTACATCTTTCTCGTTCGAGGAAATTGATGACATCCTCGACGGGATCCTCACCGAGCAGAGTTCCGACAAGGACGATCCACTGCCCCCGGTGAAGTTCTTGAATTTGGGCAAGCACAAGATCGAACTCTCCGTGGACGAGCATCGGGACTTGAATGCCTTATTCAGTGAGTGGGCAGGTCACCATCAAGGCTACCGAGGTCTCGTCCAGCACATCCTTGCCGCCGTGCGGAATTACAATGGACTCTGACCTCTACTTCCGCTCAACCTCCGCAAAGCGCGGACCCGATCCGTGGAGCGTGACTCTGGTTGTGTTTATCATTTGGGTGGTGGTGAATCTCTTTCAATGAACAACCTGGAAACCCTCGATGACGTGGTCACTCCCTCAACCGGATCCTCTGCGGGGTGCGGGTGCGCATGCCTTGTTCTGTTTCTCATTTTCGGATTTGGGGTGGGGGTGGCTTTGTTCACCCTCGGGAAAATTTTCGGGTGATTTGAGATTTGCCTTGTAATGCGCATGCAATACGCATACAATGTGGAATGAAAATGATCTGCGTCACGTCTGCCTTGGTCTGCCTCACCGTCGCGGTATCAGACTTCGTTTGGGTTTTCAGGGACCACCTTCCCGCTCCGGTCGCACCTCCCGCCGCAGTCGATCCCGTCGGGGACCGCTCCCTGGAGATCGCCGTCGAGGTCGAGGGCATCGCGGAGGCGAACCCCAAAAATCGACACCTCCTTTCTGCTCTCTTCCTCACGTCAGGCTCGATGGAGGTTGTATTTGCGCTCCCTCCTCACTCTGAGTGGACAGGGGCTCTCCGCGAGGAGGTGCGGGACGAGATCGCCGCCGCCATCGAGCGCGGGGCAATGCAATTCCAGCTGGCTACACTGCCCGAGGATCGGGGTGCGGTCGTCCAGAAGTAAATTCGATGGCAAGCACAAAAACAACAGACATCACGACACTGCGTGAGCGGTTCATCTATGATGCGGATACGGGGGTATTGAGGAACGGGATGCACAGGTCCAACAATTCTAAGGCGGGGGTCGAGGCGGGGTCTCTGGGCGTTAATGGGTATCGCAGCACTCACGTTGCGGGCAAGAGGCAATATACCCATCGGATTGCTTGGGCGATGCATCACGGGGAATGGCCCCCGGATCAAATTGACCACATCAACGGAGTCAAGGATGACAATCGAATTTGCAATCTAAGGTTGGCGAGCTCACGCCAGAATGTGTGCAACAGCAATCGTCCGATTAGCAAAACGTC